TTTGAATTTTATTAGTCCAGAAGGAAAGAAATTAAAAGATTTTAAGCAAGTTAAAAACAAACATTACACTGGAAATCTTTTATATAAAAGCACAACTGGTAAATTTTGTTATGCTCCTAAAACTCAAAGAGATAAAGTTGTTAACGAAAGAGGCATTACTGTTAATATTGACGCCATGAAACAATGGGTTAATAGTTGTTCAGATATCACTGATAGTCGCGAAAGGAATATAAAAATTATGTCCTACTGTCACTACAGAGTTTGTAAAGGAATGATCCCCGCTTATTTTAAAGTGAATGGTCAATCTATCCTTGTTGGAGACATCATTGATGCTGATACCTTATTTAACATATGTGATGAAGAATTTCTTAAAAACAAAGCTGCTTATGATAAACAGATTGAAGAACGTCCAAGCTCATCCGAAGCTTTAGATATGCAAACATTTGTAGCAAATCTCAAAACATTTAATCCCGCACAACCATTATCTTATGATGCAGACATCCCTGAAATTATGATGAAAGTTAAAGAAGAAGTCTGTAAATTTGTAGAACATTACACTATTTCACATGATAAATTATTAAAACTTTTTGCTTTAATTGCTGTTATTTTTGGACTTTATTTAGCTATACGCAGATTTATGTCCGCTGATAGTTCTGAAGAATCTAAATCAATCACCGATTTTTTAGAACAATTTGATATACCATTTGGTCAAGCCGGAGGTGATGAAGGTTATGAACCTAGTCATACCAGGAATAGAAGAGGAAAAAAGCAAGTTCAGAAAGGACCTCCTAAAGGTTGGACATCTAATAGAATGCCCCGATCTCAAGGTTCTGTTATGGCTAAATTTTTTCACACACAACCAGAAGGAGTTTTAAATTATGGCGATTTAGGCTTTTTAAGCGATGATGAATACGATAAATTTTTTGAATATCCCGACTATGATGATATGGACCAAGATTTGATGTTACAATTCACAAATACTCAAGCTAACATTGAATTTCGACAAAAATATATTACTAAAAGCTCTTTTATTGTTTATGTACCAGGAATAGAAAAACCTGTATGTAAAGCATTAGGACTTTATGGTAAGAGCATTTTAATTCCTCATCATATGATGCCTTTCTTGAATAATGGATTCAAATTAGTGAACCCTTATAGAGAAAAAGTTTTAGTCAAACCTGGTGAATTTGATCTTGTTGGTCACAAGTTCGATGTAGCTGGCATTACAATACACAAATTACCCTTCCAATTCCCAGACCTTCGTGGAAACTTATTACATGAGAATCAGTTAGATGATATAGTCTCTGCTCAACCTCAATTATATGTTCCCCACGTTATTAAAGAAACTTATACTTTATGCATAGCCTCTTTAGCGCGTGCTTTTTATAAAGTCGAAAATTTTGAATACATTAAACCTTCATCAACATTTGAAGATTTCACTGAAGATCCAGCTAATCATACTTTATCTTTACCTCAATATATTTATTATTCCTGTACAAATGCTTCAGGATATTGTGGATCGATTTTAGTAGGGACAGCTGGAAGTTATTCTGGAAAGATTTTAGGTTTTCACATAGCTGGTGGAGGAACTATGTCTTATTCTACTATTATAACTAAAGAGAGTGTAGCTGAAATTTTTACAGCTCAGGCCCAAGGTTTAGTAGATTATAGAACAGAACCTTCCAAATATGTACCTATCTCAACTCAATCTCAACTGAAGAAATCCAAATTCGCAGATGAAGTAGTCAAATATTTTCCTCAAGAAAAATTTAAACCACGGACTTCTCCTTATTGGAAAGATGGAGAACTGATATTTCCAGAACAATCCAAATTAGATCAATTTCACTCATTAGAACCAGGTATTCTAAATCCTGATGTTATCCGTATTGTAGAAAATGATTTAAGATGGGATGCTGGCACACCAGTTCCTCTTTTAAATGATGTTGAAACTATTACAGGTTGGGGTCGTATGAAAGCTATGGACTTAACCACTGGATTAGGTTATTTTTTGCGTGTAAATGATAATCGCGAAAAAGTAACAGAAGAAACTGGTCGTAAAGCTTATTTTCCACACAGAACTCATGATGGAAGATGGGTCATACCTCCAGGATTTCCTGGAATTGTCGTCCCTGAAGTACAGAGACGTGAAGAAGTATTAAAAACGCAACCTATATCAACAGAATATATTGCTTGTCCCAAAACTAATGAAGCTTTGAAGAAAGGTAAAGAAATTCGCTTATTTTACTCAGGTGATGTTATTACTCAATTCATGGTAAGAAAATATTTTGGAACATTTATGTCTGAGACTATGTCAGGCAATGTTGATAATGAGATGTGTGTAGGAGTTAACGCATACAGTTTTGACTGGAAGCGTGTTATCAAGAAACTTACATCTAAAGAAGGATCTCGTAAGATAGATAAAGATGTCAAAGGCATGGAATATAATATGTACTATCCTGAAACTAAAGAATCCGTAATCGAATGTATTATGGGTTTTTATTTAAATTTTGATGAAGAAGAAAATATTATTCGCCGAAATTTATTACGATCTTTATTCAATTGCGAAGTCATTTGGCAAGGATTTTTTCATAAAGGTTTCGATTTTAACCCTTCTGGCCATCCTATGACTACACTTTTTAATTGTATAGTTTTGAGATGGTGGACTCGCTACATTTTTTACGAAATTATGTTAGAGCATTGTGGCAGCTTAGTAGCTGCTAAATATTCTGAGGAATGTGATTTAGTAACATTTGGAGATGATTCTGTAGAAGCTGTCGGTGTTCGTGTACAAGATTGGTATACTCCTGAGAAATTCGCTGAAGTTGGCGATAGATATGGTGTGACTTTTACCACCGCTCACAAAGATAGAAATTGGAAATTTACTACTGATTTAACTGATTGCGATTTTATTAAACGTAGTTTTGGAGAAACTCCTGAAGGAATTCCTATTCCTCGATTAGAGAAAACATCTATTCAAACTAGTTTATTATTCGTCAAAGGTAAGCATTCCCCTGAAGCTCGTCAATCTACAGTTGATGCTGCATTATTAGAAGCTCATTTTTGGGGCCGAGAGTATTACAATAGACTTAGAGGTTGTATTGTTCAAGCTAAGAAACGAAAACGTTTAGATAGTCTGGATATCAAATATTTTGAATATTTTGCTCAAATGCGAGCCGAAATGTATATGACCGAATCAATACCCGAAACAGTTACTGAAGGAACGTATTCCGCTTTCTTCGATATGGTTTGATAACACCTAAATTATCACGGAGTAAACCGCAGAAAACCGTCGAGGCTGTTCATGACGATACCAACAGCACTTAATGAAATTATGTTTAAAAATATAGATACCGCAATAAATGCGAGCGCGAACACACAAGCTGGTTCAAGCTCTGGCCAAACGCGTCAAAATGACGACGTCAATAATAATATTGATGAAATAAACACTATCACAACAAAAGAAGTTCTTGCTGATGAAGAAACTGAAGCACCTTCCATGTATTTAGAATCTCAGTTGGAAGCTGAAGGTTTTGCTGACAAATCTTTTCAAATGTCAGAGATGTTACAAAGACCTCAAATCCTAACTGCGACACCTATTATTTGGAGTTCTACTAATGCTGTTGCAGATATTGTTGCTACTATATCCTTTCCCGACACCCTATCAATTGCTCCCTTCTTCTCACAGAAGATGGCTAATTTTGCAGCTATCCATGCAGAAATGGAGATTGAAATTAAAATTAATCCAACTCCCTTTCAACAAGGTGCTTTAGCTGTGATTTTACATCCAGCAGGATACCTTACTGATAGAATCGAAGCGTGGACATACTTTCCCCACGAATTAATTAATATGCCTTTAAATAACAGTGCTACTGTTTCCATTCCATATTTTGCAGAGACTGAAGCTTATAATAAAGATGATGCCGTCTGGGAGATTTCCCTTATGGTTATTTCACCGCTTCGTTCAGCAGCAACTCCTTTTTCTTTAGAGGTTAATGCTTTTGGACGCTTTGTAAATCCTCAACTTATGATTCCTGTTGCTCAAGCTAATGTAAAAAAGCGATCAAAGAACACAGAATTGAAAGATCAAGAGACTGGAATGGTGACCAAATTAACTGGAATTGCCGCGGATGTTTTAGAAACCTCCGGGACCGCTCTCAGCATGATACCTGTAGTCGGACAATTTATTCCACCATTGACATGGGCCGCAAGAGCAACTAATAAAATAGCTGCTTATTTCGGTTGGTGCAAACCTCCAAATATGGAGATTTGTACGTTGATGGCGCCAATACCTGCTGCGCGTATGTGTCACGCTGAAGGAGTAGATAATGGAATTCCTCTTACTTTAGCACCAGATAATACTACAAATACTAATAATAATTACACAGAGGTCGATGAAATGGACCTGTCTTATCTTTTAGAAAGGAAATTCATTTCAACCGTTGAGTCCTATTCAGTGGGATCTGACTTTAGAGTTTATTCTCTAGATATGATTCCAGTTAATACTCCTACTAATATTTTAAATATCTTTAAACATAGGAGATGGATGAGAGTTTTCGAATTTCATTTCGTCAAAACTAACTTTCATACTGGACGTTTACTCATACAATATGATTACAATAACACAATTAATAACACAGTTGATGCACGCGTTGCTATGTCTACAGTTTATTCCAAGATTGTTGATTTGTCTAAACAAGATAGATTTACTTTCACTGTTCCTTGGATGGATATTAATCCATTCGCTGATCAATCCCCAGGAAGAATTGTTGTTTCTACTTTTAATGATATAGTAGCTGCTGAAACAGTTTCCCAAACACTTGATATTATTACTTATACAAGCTACAGAGATGTACAAGTTGGTTTTCCTACTACAACCAATTTCTTCCCTCAAGCGCAAGGTGACTGTTGCGGCAATAGCGCTCCAATCCCAACTGATCCACTTATTCCCTATTCACCTCAATCAATGGTTGAGCATACAATGGGAGAAACTGTGTCATCTCTCAGACTCCTTGCGAAACGTTTTACTTTTGAGCGTATTGAAACTCTGTCTGCAAGCTCATATGTCCTTCCAAGGGCAATTGACAATTCCATGTTCGCACTTATTAATAAGTGTTACTACGGACGGGCTGGAGGTGTCAGATACAAATTCCACTTTCCACGTAATACTCAATTACTCGTTACTATTGATGTTGATGCAGCCCCTTCGGTGGATGGTCGAGCTACTCAAATTTTTAATGGCTTTATGAATAATGTAGCGGAAATAGCTCTACCTTTTTATTATCCAAGGAGACGTTCATTTAGCGAATATCCTTGGCCTGATATAACCCTGAAACTTTTAGATGAATCAGGTAACATTATAGCTGGAAATATAAATACTTACATTGCTGCAGGCGATGATTATAATGGAATGTTCTTAAATGGAATTTCACCTTTAGCAGCTTCCCTTTCACAAGGTTATTATGGTATTACATCTACTAATGAACCTACAGGTTTTGGCAAAGTCTTTGGAACTCTAATCCGTAATAACGGAGAATGGGTCGCGCAAGGTCAAAATTGTGCTATACAAGGACTCCAGACAGTACCTGAACAAGCAGGAATGAAATTAGTCGTTCTTAATTTTACCAGCGGTGACTACGAATTTATTTCGTGGCCTGATGGAGAAGTTATAGGTGCTGTGGGAAGTAATTCTATTAATTTACCAAGAATATCACAACAAGTCTTTGATGATGGACAATCTACCATAGAAGACACTTTCTTTGCAGATATAAATTTACCATTTGCAACTATAGCTGTTAATCAAAGTGCAGCTACAGATGGAACTTATTTGATTGCTGTAACTCGTGGTCAATTTAATGGCGATCTTTTTGTAGAAAATGATGACTATTGGGTCATGACAGAAGAAACTGATCCAACTTTTTGTATTGTTTGGAATGGTACTACATGGGACATTCGTAAGTTTTCAGTCGATGGTAACACATTCGTTCATGGAACATCATATGCTTCTTCCATAATCACTCCAACTCTAGTTACAGAATCCGTCTCCATTTGGGGAGCTAACATTATAGAAGCTGAACTTAGTCCAGATATAACTAGAAATCAAACGTCATTAGATTGTTGGGCGACAGGATTAGGATTCACTGATACTACTTTACAAAATATACAAACTTCAGGAGAACATGTTCATTTCTTTAAGGACCAATTCCTAAATAATTACTTTATGTTCATGTATGATATACACACTTCAACATGGATATTTTATCATCCTAATGGTAGATCTAATACATTTTCTACTACTTCAACCCGAGTTGGAAGGTATTTAGTTCCTTCTAACACACTGAGCTACACACAAGTAGTTCCTTAAATAATAACAACGCTTTATTAGCTGTGCGTGAGAACAACTAACACAAAAAGGCAAGTACGAGAGTTTAAGCCTATACTTAATTAAACTTCTATTTACATCTGCTGGAGATGTAAGTAACGTCACAGACGAGGCTCGAAGAGGAGCATCATATAATGGTCACCCTTCGGGGTCCAATTTTTACCAATTGGTTCAGTTATATGAGATAATCAAATTTATTACTGGAAGCGTCTGCCAGTAACCGCAATTAAAAGAGCGGTAATCCTGCGGGTACGCATTATCTACGGATAGAGTGCCCCGGGACTTCTTTAAATTAAAAAA